ATGTCAAATCAATTAATGTTTAATGATTCACCAGTACAATTAGTCAATCATAATAATCAAATTTGGATTACATCAGCAGAACTGGCTAAGGCTTTACAATATTCAAATAGTAAAGCTGTAACAATGATTTATAATAAGTATTCTGATGAATTTACATCTTGTATGTCTCAGGTACTCGAAATAAGTACCTCAGGAAATTACATTAAAAAGGTACGAATTTTCTCACTTAGAGGTTGTCACTTAGTAGCAATGTTTTCTAGAACGCCAATCGCAAAAGAATTCAGAAAATGGGTTCTTGATATTTTGGATAAAGAAACACATCAGCAAACTTTCTCCCCAACCATAGCCCATATACCGTATCAAGGGCGTTGGGTAGTCCGATATATTGAAGACAAAGTAGAAGTTAAAAATATTGATGGTAAAGTTTGCATTGATAATACGTTGTTTCTTCAACTTCAAAAAGATTCAGTTTATTATCGAAATAAATTGATTGAGTTGAATGATAAATTAAAACAATTTACTACACTAACAAATAATTTCATGGAAAGAACAAAAATCACAAGTGGTGAGTGTAGCGCATCACTTTTTTCAGTGCCGCTTAAATTGATTATCTAAATTAAAACTCAAATTCAAATCAATGCTTATAATTGTAGCTGGGTCCCGCCTTTTATGGCGGGGAATATGTCTAGTTTTTAATAATACACAGATTGCCGTTTAAATATATTAAGGTTATCATGAATATAAACTTAAACAATGAAGATATTGATATAATGAAAACCAACTTTGCTAGAATTGCATCGTATTTTTATAAAGGGGTTACCGTTAATGATGCTTTAAGAGAAGCAATTATGAACTCCATACAAGCTAACGCCACCAATATTTGTATTGATTTTCAATTTGCTTACGAAAAAACACTAGATGGAGAAGAATCAAATCTTGGTAATTTAAATAAATTAATTATAGAAGATAATGGCGATGGATTAACTAGACAAAATATTGATGCTTTCCTTGAGGTGGCAACTGAACACAAAAAAAATATTGGCGGAAAAGGGCTTGGGCGCATTTCTTTTTTAAACTTAGCGTCAACAGTTAAAGTTGAAAGCGTTTCAAATGAAAAGAAAAGTGTAGAATTTGATTTTACATTTAAAACAGATGAGAATGATATCAAAATATCTAATTGTAATGATGAACAGCATTCTTACACAAAAATATATTTAAGTGATTTAAATTTAAAGCATCCGAAAACGCAAGTTGTTTCTTGTGTTAATTTTGTAAAAGAAAAATTTAATTTGATGCTTTTTCTAAAACAACAAGAAACCCAAAAAAAGATTTCTATTAAGTTTTTAGTCAATGGAAGATTGTTTGATGAGGTAAGAAGCAATGATATTTGTTGTTTCAAAACAATCAATCATATAAATAATAACTGTGAGTTTTTAATATATGCTTTTAAGAACAAAGAAAAGCAGGGGGTACGTATATATTATTGTGCTAATAATATTCAAGTAAAACCAGTAGTGATATCTGAAACTTTTCATACAGAATATGTATTTGCTATTACATCAAATTTTTTTGATGAAAAGGCTAATGCAGAAAGAACGCAAATTGATTTTCAATCTAATGATAAGTTAGCTCAAGTAGATATGTTATTAGCTACCCCTAATAACAATTTTGAAAAAGAGTTGAAAGATATATGCCTTGACGTTATTCATAATTGCGAGCCTAACATCAAAGAAGATAATCAAAAAAGGCTTGGCAAACTAGAAGAAAAATATGGCTATATAAATTTTAATGATATTGATGTTAATAGTTTGGAGTTTAATGAAAAAAACATCATTGATTCCTATAGAAATAGAATAAATCAAAAAGAAGATAGACTAGCTATGTTACTCGATAAACCTGATATTTCCGCTGATGAATTGGTTTGTGAAGTGATTGAGCAAAATAAACATGAACTTGCAAAATATATCTTTCATAGGGATTTAGTTGCGAAAAAAGGGTTATCTTTAACTAATTCAAACGAAAATGAAGATGTTTTACATAACTTATTTTTTCCACAAAAAACTAGTGTTGTGGTTGATGATAAAACCGAAAATAATAAAAATCACTTATATCAAAGTTGTGTATGGCTTTTGGACGATAAATTTATGTCTTATACATACACAGCATCAGATATAACAATAAAAAAAATCAATACAGAAATAGGTAGTAATGATTTTGATTGTACATCAGAAAAAAGACCTGATTTATTTATTTTGTATAATAGCCCTGAAGAAAGCGAGTTGCTTAAAGACGTTGTCTTGATTGAGTTTAAGAAAGGTAATATTGATTATAAAGAAAAAACTTCTGCAATCGATCAAGTTGATGAATATAAAGAAAAACTCAAAAAAATTGTAAGTAATATAAATAACTTTTATTGTTATATTATCTGTGATTTTAAGGCTGATGACGTAGATATTGAAAGAGTTATGACTAATAGAGCATTTACGAAAGTTTTTAGTAATAACGGATGTATGTATTATGGTTATTTACCAGGTTCAAAGACACATGTAACTTTTGTTTCATCAAACAGTATTTTTGCGGATGCTGTTGCGAGAAATAAAACATTTTTAAATATCTTAAAAGGTAAAAATAATAACTGAAACTAAATTAGTTTTGACACTAAAACAAAGATTACGGACAAATATACGAACAAACCACCTTCGGGTGGTTTTTATTATCAGTTATCTTCATAATGAAGATGACTTAAAGCTAACATATTGATTTTTAAGGTAACTCAAATTTGAGTTACGAGCTGCGTGTAACAGTCAAATATATAGTACCTATTAATTTTAGTATAAATTTTCTTTACTCTTTACCTTATGGTATTTATAATCAACTTAAGGTTGAGCTCTCATTTGTTATCAGTTTTTTATGTGAAACTTTTAATGAATGTTGGTGCTCTTCGGTGTAGTTGCTCTGTGCAAATAAACAGGTGATTGTGAATGTGTAGTCAAGAAGGAAAACAACGATTCCTCTGGTGTGATAAAATAACAATTAAGGGACTCGCTGTTTTTATGTCGTTATTAGTTGCTTTAATTATTAGTCTTACTGTTTCTTATCTTGTAATTTTTAATATTAATGAAAATGTACATAAGTCGTTATATGAATTATATATGGTGTATATTGTGGCGGGTTTTCTATCAACATGGTTAATTATATTAGCTGTTTTGCGATATACTTTATCTAAAAGACATTGTTCATAGGGAGGAATGTATGGCTTATTCAGCTGTTTCAGTCGCTAATTCTATTATTAAATTAGCCAACGAAAGAGGGATTCGTGATTTGAGCCCTATGAAATTACAAAAACTAATGTATTTTACACAATTCTGGTATTTAAAGAATTTTGAAGAACTTTTGATTAATGATAACTTTTCTCGTTGGAAATTTGGTCCTGTTATTCCATCTATTTATTATGAGTTAAAAAACTATGGAAGCATGCATATTGATAGCTATATAAGACAGTTATCTAAAAATAATGAGGCTGTTGTTTATATGATGGCAAATGATGATTCTAGAGCATGGGGGTTTTTAGATTTAATTTTAGATAAATTTGGTTATTTAGATGCTATTGAATTATCTGCTATAACGCATCTAGACAAGTCTTCATGGTCTAGCGGTGAGCAAGGGACAGTTATCACCAAAGAAGATATGTTAGCTTGTTTTATCTAGGGATTTAGATGAAAAATATGCATTCTATTGAGATAGTAGTCCCTAAACCAACAAAGGAAAAAATGGATGAACTTAAGGATAAGTTTACACATGATTTTGTCCCTCAACCTAAGGAAGACCAAGGTAGAGATCAATCGGTAGTACGGAATAAACTGCATGAAGAAATTGAAGATATAAAAGCTAATAGAGAATTACGAGACAAATATTCATTCAAGGCATTTAAAGTAGTAAAAAAATCACTGTGGGGATGGGCTATATTACTTTTTGTTTATGGGGTTGTTAAATTCTTAACTAGGCATGAAAACGGAGGGTTTGAGATTTTTTCAGATCAAGTTTTAATTGCAATTACAAGTGCGACAACATTAAATATATTTGCAGCGTTCTTGAGTTTAATTAGAGGTTTGTTTCCCTCCATAAAAAAAGAGAAAGAGAAATAATTTATATTGAAGATTTAACAGAATAATACTAATTCATTGAAAACCTAAAGCTCGCAATTGCGGGCTTTTTTTATGTCTGGAGAAAACTATGGAAACATTTCACTGGAGACCTCAAAACAGCTCCACGATTTCAGTATCACCGAAAGTAAAGGTAATTAAATTCGGCGACGGCTACGAGCAACGCATTCGGGACGGTATTAACAACGATCTGCGCTCATACAACGTAACATTTGTTGGATTATCAGAAGATATCAGCTTGATTGATGATTTTCTTAGCCGACACAATGCGGTTAAAGCCTTTTTATGGCGAGAGACTAATACTCACAAAACTATCAAAGTGGTCTGTCGTTCGTGGACTTCAACGCATGACGGCATGACTAAAACAATTAGCGCCACATTCGAGGAGGTAGTCGCATGATCCCCAAAAAAATGCTGCTTGATATTACGAAAATAGCACAAGATACGATTGTTGATTTGTATGAAGTTGATTTAACGAAGATCGTGGGTAATAAAACAATATTTCGATTTCACAATGGATTAAACGAGCTTCGGCGACCCATTACATGGCAAGGCAATATTTATGAGCCGTACCCGATTAAAGTAGAGGGGTTCGAAAAAAACGGGCAGGGCACTAGTAACCGTCCAACCATGAGCGTTAGCAATGCCATGGGCTTTATTACAGGCTTAATTGCTGATTTTGATGGTTTACTTGGCGCAGTTGTCACACGCCACGAAGTGCCAGTTAAATACTTAGACGCTGTTAACTTTGAGAATGGTAATCAATATGCCGATCCGTTTTGCGAAATCATCTCAAATTATGTGATTGAACAAGTTAAACAACAAAACTCGATGGTTGTTACGTTTGAATTAGCGTTGCCGTGTGAGTCTGACGGGGCATTAATCCCTGCTAGGACAATTATCGCCAATACCTGTGGTTGGATATATCGCTCGTCAGAATGTGGTTACACGGGTGGACCTATAGCTGATGAATTTGACAAACCGACTAATGACATCACTAAAGACAAATGTAGCGGTTGCCTTACAGGCTGTAAACTGCGTTATGGACAACACGGTATTCTTCCTTTTGGTGGTTTTCCAACTGCCGCTAAACTCTCTTAATTAATTATGAAAACACAAATACTTAATCACGCTAAACAATGCGGTGAGGCTGAGTGCTGCGGATTTGTTATTGATAATAAAACCTATCTGCCATGCAACAATATCTCATCCACACCAACCGAAACATTCGAAATAGCAACCGAGGATTGGATAGACGCAGAACAAAAAGGGGAGATAACTGCTGTGGTTCACTCTCACCCCGACGGTTTATCGATACTCAGCCAAGCCGACCAGTTTTATCAGCAACAAACGGGAGTAGATTGGTGGCTAGTTTGTGATAACCAAATTCATAAGTTCAGGTATATCAAGCCACTGCTTGGTCGTGAATTTAATCACGGTGAAACTGACTGCTTAACGCTAGTACGAGATGCGTACATGTTAACAGGTATCGATTTACCTGATTATGAGCGTCAAGATGATTGGTGGCATAACGGACAAAACCTTTACTTAGATTTACTGCCTAAAAATGAGTTTGAACAAGTTAAGGACATCCAAGAGGGCGATGTCATATTAGTTTGTCTTGGCTCAACAACACCAAATCACGCCGCCATTTATATCGGCAATCAATTCATTCTACATCATTGCCCAAATCGTCTATCGAAAAGAGATTTATACGACGGGTTTTGGCTTAAATACACACATTCAATCTGGAGGCATAAGAAATGGCAATCATTCGCTTTTACGGCAATCTTAAACAATATGGCGATAAGTTCAATATGAGCGTTGAAACAGCAGCGGAAGCATTGAACGGCTTGTACTGCCAAATAAAAGGTTTGAAAAAGCAAATCATGGACGGCTATTTTCGGGTTCGTATTAACGGCGTAGATATGAACGCGGACAATTTACAGTTTGGTCTACACAGCCGAATCCCACAAAATGCCGTTATTCATATTGTGCCCCAAGTTGCTGGAGCTAAAGGCGGTATTTTAAGCGCTATAGCAGGAGCGGTCATGGTTGTTGTTGGTGCGTGGACAGGTCAATATTGGTTAGTTGGTATGGGTGTTGGGATGATGGTTGGTGGTGTGGCCATGATGTTAACCAAATTACCCAAAACCGACAAATCAGCAGACGGTGGCACTAATAAAAACACCTATTTTTCTAATCTGGACAACACGATAGCGCAGGGGGCGCCTGTACCGCTTTGTTACGGCTTAATAAAAATTGGTTCTAAAGTTTTATCACAAGGGTTGGATACAATAGATGGGTAAAGGTTCAAAAAAGGCGAAAACGCCAACGGAAGCGCAAGATAACTTAAAATCACATCAGCAACTAAGTATCATTGATTTATTGTGTGAGGGGCAAATTGAGGGTCCTGCAAATGGATTGCAAAGCGTATTTTTAAACGATACGCCAATCCAAGCACCAGACGGTTCATACAATTTTAACGGCGTTAATGTTGAATGGACGGCAGGCATTCAGGCGCAATCACCGCTTGAGGGCTTTCCTGCAACCGAAAATGAAGTGCCTGTTAATTTGGAAGTAAAAGCAACAACGCCGATTGTACGTACTATTACCGACCCAAACATTGACAGAGTGCGGATTACGGTTGGGGTGCAGTCGTTAAGCTCAACCGATAACAAGGGAAATATCAACCGTACATCTGTCAGTATGGAAATTCAAATCGGTGTGGGCAGTATATGGAAAACGGTAAAAACCGTTGATTTAATCGATAAAAAAACACGCTCACAGTATTTAACTTCGGTTATTTTAGACGATTTACCACCGAAACCATTTAATATTCGTGTAGTTCGCAGAACGCCAGATAGTACATCATCATTATTAGTCAATAACACACTATGGAGTTCGTACACTGAAATCTACGATACTAAATTTTCATATCCGAATACGGGCGTTGTTGGCTTGAAGTTTGATTCATCGCAGTTTAGCGGTGTGCCTCGCCGTAATTATCTTATTAAAGGGATGATAGTTAAAGTACCTGACAATTACACTCCCGAAACGAGAGAGTATAAAGGCTTTTGGTCAGGTAATTTCAAGTTGGCATGGACAAATAACCCGGCGTGGATTTTTTACGACATACTAACTAATACACGCTACGGCATGGGTAATCGAATTAGTCAATTCGGTGTGGATAAATTTGCTCTATACACGATTGCTCAATATTGCGACCAGTTAGTTGACGACGGTTTCGGCGGCAAAGAGCCACGTTTTACCTGTAATTGCTACATTACTGAGCAAAGGCAGGCGTATGATGTTATTCACGACCTTTGCTCGATATTTAGAGCGATGCCAATTTGGGACGGTACGCAGTATACAGCAGTGATGGATAGACCAAGTGACATTGTCACGATTTACTCAAATTCAAATGTAGTCGAAGGGCAATTTAACTACACATCAGCAGCACAAAAATCACGGCATACTGCTGTGCATGTTCGTTATATTGATCCAAAAAATAACTGGGAAACGACAACCGAATACGTTGCTGACGATGAGCTAATCAAACGATTTGGGCTGAATGTAGCGCAAATCGATGCGTTTGGTTGTACGTCGAGAGGTCAAGCTCACAGAGTTGGTAAATGGTTAATTCAAACCGAAAAATTAGAGACGCAAACTGTTACATTCAGTGTGGGCAGGGAAGGTATTCGTCATTTACCGGGTGATATTATCGGTATTGCGGATAACGATTTTTCAGGTACAACTATCGGCGGGCGAATTTTAGAAGCAAACGGCAGTACGATTACGTTAGACCGTGATATTGACATTAAGAACATGAAAAGTGCGTATTTAAGCGTGACTGATACAAATATGCAGCTACAAAAAGTTAAAATTCAAGCTCAGGTTAAACCCAATCAAATTGTTTTGGTGAGCAGCGTTAGCGTTGATGAGTATTCTGTCTGGGGCTTATATGACAATAAAATCAAACCACGCTTGTTCAAAGCAATAACAATCGCTGAAAACAGCGACGGCACTTACTCAATCACTGCGCTACAACATGAGCCACAAAAAGAAGCGATTGTTGATAACGGGGCTAAATTTGAGGTAGAAAGCGGTGCTATTTTTGGCTGGTCGATTCCACCCGTTGAGCAACTACAGGCCGAAGTCATTCCCGAATCTGATTTATATCAAGCTCGCTTATCATGGTCTACACCGAGAACAATTCAAAACTTGAAGTTTGAAGTAAAAGTGTACCGTGATGATAAATTAATTAACCGTGAAACTGTTAATGATACTGAATATTATTTATCAGACCTGCAACAGGGCAAGTTTAGCGCAACGGTGAGAGGGGTAGCAGAAGACGGACGATTGGGCGATGAAACCACGATTGCATTTTCTATTTTACCACCGTCTAAACCATCAGGTTTAGTACTAACACCAAGCGCATTCAATGTCGCTATTCGCCCAGTAATGACAGCGGTGTCTAGCTTGGGTACACAATTCGAATTTTATAAAGGCACAACAAAAGCCGAGGTTGAATCGAAGCGTAATTATCTTGGCCGAGCGATGTCACTTACCGATGTTGATTGTCTGCCTGATACCGAATATTGGTACGGTGTAAACGCAATTAATGTTGTTGGTCGTTCAGAGATGTTTATCGCTAATACCAAGACGTTAATTGCAGAAAATGGCGCAGGGGGATTATTTAGAATTCAAACGCAAGACGGCAAATTCCCGACAAATAACGATGATGCTACTCAAATGTTTTATCGTGAATTTGGTTTTTATCCAGCTCGTGATACTACACTAATTATCTACTCATTAGATGGTTCAGGTAAAGTTGCTCATTCAGAAGCGAGAATGTACAACGGTGCGCGATGGATTGAGCCTGCCATGTTCTTGGACGGTGATTTAATCGCTACTGGCACAATGCGAGGCGATAGATTAATTGCTGGCACTGAAATCAGAGCACCTCAAATTGCTGGAGGCAGGATGGTTGCGGGTAATGTTATCAGTGCAGGTAATCCGCCTGCTTTTGAACTGCTTGAGGACGGTACATTAAACGCAAGACGGGCTAATATTTCAGGTAACATTTATGCAAGTTCAGGGCAATTAAATAATGTTGTGATTAATGAGAATTGTCAGATAAAAGGCACGTTAAACGTTGGACAGATTAAAGGCAACATACTCTCAGCCAAAAACTACGTTCGTGATGCTTATTTGAGCTTTGGATTTAATCCTCCGCTAAATTCGGCGCACATAATGACAGTTGAGGGGAATGGATGCTGGCAAACTCTTTGCTTTGTTGGAACAACAGGAGTTGAATGCAAGAACGGCAATGTATCTGAAGTGACGTTACAATTTTTATTTAACAATCAATTCTCTTTTAATATTAATCATTTAATTAATAACGGAAAAATAGATAATCTATGTTTGCCAGTTCCTCCTTTCCCTGCGGGAAGTCGAGTTGATATTCAATTAATTGGTGAACGCAATAAATATTCAAGAATGACTCAATGTATAGTTTCGTTCAATTCGTTAGCTCTGTTAATGAACAATTCAAATGGATTTCTTGATTAATTAACAATCTATTAGGAAAAACCGCTTAGTTGCGGTTTTTTATTATCTGGAGAAAATTATGGCAAAAATATCAGGTATTTTAACTGATGGTGCAGGACAAATTATTAACAATTGCACTATCGAGTTATACGCAAAAAAAACAACAAACAAAGTGTTAACACAAACGCAAGCGTTTCAAGTCGCAGACAACGGCAGTTACATGATGAACGTGTTGCCGTGTGATTACGATGTGAAGCTGATTATAAACGGATTTCCGCCGAAACGTCTTGGTACAATTCAGGTGTTTTCTGACTCAAAAGATGGCTCATTAAATGATTTTTTACTGAATCCGTTGGAGAGTGAAATTACGCCAGAAGTGTTGCAACAAGTTGTTAACGCTCGCAATGCAGCAAAAAAATCGGCTGATGATGCTAAAAAATTCGCATCGACAATTGATACATCTCAGCTATTGAAAAAATCGGGTGATGAAATGACGGGGCAATTACGTATGTCTGCTGAGTCGGCAGGTATTAAATTTAAATATGTAGATAGTAATAACGAGTTTGTATTACGTACGCTGAGTAATAGCTTGTCATTTATTTTTTACGATGAGCAAATAGAAAAATGGTCAACAAAATTAGCATATATAACAGATAAAAAACAATGGTGTTTTCTAGATGTTGATGATGTAACAATTAATAATAAATCAGTGTTAAAAACGGGTGACGCAGTACAGTTGTTTGGTGATTTAGCGAATACAAACATAAACAACCTGACTGGCTTTAACGAAGGCATTTATTTTCAAGGTAAAAACGTTCAAGCCACATCTGAAAACAACTATCCTATTAATGAAGCTGGCACATTACAAGTTTTAAAAAATGGTGCAGACGGAGCTGGTTGCTGTCAAATCTACACTGCTTACAGAAATGCTCGGCAGTTTATTAGAAACTATCGCGGAGGATCTAAGTCATGGGAACCTTGGATTGAACAAATCACAACAGCGAATGTTGATAATTTTTTGCCAGTTGGGATACCTCAGCCATGGCCAACAGCTACACCGCCAGCAGGTTGGTTAAAATGCAACGGATGGAAATTTGATAAAAATAAATATCCGAAATTAGCTAACGCATACCCATCTGGTTTTTTGCCAGAGATGAGAGGTGAGACAATTCGTGGCTGGGATGACGGGCGAGGAGTAGATCCGGGAAGACAAATCTTGAGTTGGCAGGGTGATGCAATTAGAAATATTTGGGGTGAAATATCACCGATTTCCGAGACGTTTGCATCAGAACCAACAGCAACAGGCGCATTTAAATATTTTGAAAAGCACGCGGGTCACACCCCCACAAGCGTCGATAGAGGCAGTGTCGGCGGCGTTGTATTTGATGCATCAAATATAGTCCCAACAGCTAACGAAAACAGAGTACGCAGTGTAGCGTTTTTATATATAGTTAAAGCAGAGTAGGAGATTTATAATGAAATATCAATTAACACCGAAAGTTGCACAGTTTGACAAAGACGGTTTTGTAACAACTGAGGGCTGGGCATTAATTTATAACACAGATCTGAAAACAGGTGAATTTATCAATGCTACATACGAATACGTTGTTGTCGGTATTGGTTTACCCGAACATGCGTGTTTAGACGCCCCAAAACCGATTGAGGGCGGTAAAGCAATTGTTAGAGTTGGTGACAAATGGACATACCCAAGCGATCATCGTGGCAAGAAAATCTATTTAACTGAAACAGGTGTAGAATCAACAGTAACAGAAATCGGCGATATTCCCGCAGATTACACGCTGTTAAAGCCGTCAAGCGAATTTGACACATGGAACGGTGAAGAATGGGTATTAGACAAAGAAAAACAACATCATTATTATGTCATGTTAGCATCAGTGCAAAAAAAACAGCTATTAAGCGAAGCTAGCTCACAGATTGATTATCTACAAGATGCAATCGACACAGAAATAGTAACTGATGAAGAAAAAGCATTGTATGCGACGTGGAAAAAATATCGTGCGTTATTAAATCGTATTGATGTTGATGCTGCGCCAGAAATTGATTGGCCAGAAAAACCATAGCAAAAATCAATTAGTCTGGATAATTGTATTTGTTTTTTGCGTATAAACAGTGCAGTTATCTGGAATATCTTTATTTACAAATGACATTGCACCAATTTTTACATTATTACCTATTTTTATTTCACCACCCAAAATAACGGAGTTTGAGCCAATATAAACATTATCGCCCATAATAATATGCATGTGCCCATGACCATAGCCTATGGTAACATTCTGATGAATAAATAAATTTTCACCAATTGTTACATTTTCTCCAATTGTTATTGAATAAGGATGTGGGAAATGTAGATTTTTACCTATTTTTGCACCGAGATGAATATCGATTTTAAATTTATATACTAATCTTTTTTGAATATTCCAAGCGATTTCCTTTTGTTTTTTATTTCCATGCATATACATTTCATGAGCTAAACGCCACCAAAATAGGTATTTTTTATGTGTTGAATTTATTCTGATATGTGATATTAAAATACGGTAAATAGATACCCTTTTACGTCTAGTAAATTCTGCTTGCCAACACTCTTTCAAATGCGTCAAATCGTGAGTCATTAAAAATTTAATTATATGTATGTATTTCATAGGACTATTCGATTTAATTAGATAATTGAGATATTAACAAACACACTATCAATCTTCAACTTGCAATATTCAACAGCGTCTTCTAACATCACAAAATCGGCGATACCATATAGTGTTTTCTGCGTTTGATATAGCACAAAATTGTTCTCGTCGTCGCTGTTGATAATGTAGCATTCGCCCGTAATTTCATTTTCGAAGTCTTCGGGCGTTTGACGTATGTAAATTGGTAGTGTGTAGTTTATTGTTATCATGATAAGTAAAGTTAGATTTTTGGGGGTATTTTATATTGATTGTATTTTGATGTAAAATTTTGGAAGGTCGGCTGTAAGATAGTGTGACCATTTTGTGACACAAATATTTATTAATATATACTAAAATCTATTAAAATCTACTAATTGAAATCATGGCTAGCCCTTGTTGTTTCTAGTGTTGTTAAGGTTTTTCAATTAATATATTTTAGTATATTAAGGCACTTCTAAGCCGTAGGTCACAGGTTCGAATCCTGTAGGGGACGCCATTAAAATCAACAATTTAAATCAATTTCTAATATTTATTTTAGAATAGAATTCAACTTAATTATTATGAAAAGAGATCATGCATTTCTAATTGAATTATTGGATACATTTACAAGTAACCGTGTATTTCGCCAAAAATTAAAGATAATTGATAAACAGAATATTAGAGGATGGGAGACATGGTTACAAATTGAGTTTTCGTATTTCCTAACTGAGTTAGAAGACAATATTGAATGGTACAGAGAGTTGAGATGTTTACCTGACAAACGATATGCAGCTATGAAAAATCGGTGTAGCATTATCCCGGATTTTGTTGTGAGAAAAAAAGGTTGGTCACAAAATTATTTTTTATTTATTGAATTTAAACAGAATGCTTCTCCTTCTGATTGTATAAAAAATATGTTTCTTGATTTAAAAAAAATACTTAGTATAAGAAAAAATGAAAATATTGATGTTAGATCTTATTGGTGTGTCGGATTTACTAGGAGTAAAGATATTCAAGAACTAAAAGAAAAAATACTTAAGTATAATGATGATTGTTATGATGGTTATTATGATATTGAGCAATACTTAACTATCAAAAGAATAGGGCGGACACCTTATAGCACGATAACGTTTTAA